GAAAAGAACATAACAGCACGTAAGGCTTTCACTGAGGTCGTTCGTGGTGTATACTATCAACTAATGGAAAAGAACTATGACCGTAAAAATCGTAAGAATGCTCAACGGAGAGGACGTAATCGCTGACGTTCAGGAAGCGTATCCTAATGAAGAGACTTACAGTCCTATCGGTTATATGCTAACCAAACCATATCAAATAGAAGTTTCAGCAACTGCTGAGATGTTGTTTGAGGAGAACGCTTCTGACGAACCACAAAAGATTAATGACTTGAATGTCCAATTATTTCCTTGGATACCATTGTCATCAAACGATAAGACTCTTGTCGTTCTAAGCAACGTAGCAACAGTCTACACTCCAAACCCTGAGATAAAATCAAAATGGGAAACTATAGCAAAGGCAACTCAAAATGAATCCACTGAAGATCGTAGTACTAAAGGACCACAGTCACTTGATGGGTGAGGTCACTGAACTGGATGAAGAACCCAGTTACCTTCTAACAAATGCTTATAAGATTGATGATGGACAGTTTTCAAAGTATCCACTCTACACAGATCAGAGGGATATCTTCTTGACATCTGACGTAGTTTTGACTATAGTAGATCCGTCGGAAACTATCATCACTGAGTACAAGAAGGCACTTTGAAATCAATTTATACAAATGTGACCTTGTTGGGGGACTCCATTCTATGCCGTGGGTATGAGAATGGAGAGCCTGTATCCTATAGGGATACAATCAAACCAACGTTGTTTGTCCCCTCACCTAAAGGTACTTGGAAGACTCTTGATGGTAGAAAGATGGCACCTGTCAAACAGGATGGTGCCAGAAGAGCAAGAGAATTTATCGAGAAGTATAAGAACGTTGAAGGATTTGAGGTTCACGGGTATGAGAGATTCATATACCAGTGGATCAGTGAGAAATTTCCTTGGGAACATATGGAGTTTAGTCTCAATGATATGAAGATCTATACGATCGACATTGAGGTTGAATGTGAGAATGGATTCCCTGATACTGAAGCATCAGCAGAGAAGATCCTGTTGATTACAATTAAAGATTTTGCCACAGGTGAGTTCGTCACTTGGGGTACAAGAGAGTATGCTGGTAAGAATTATAGATGCTTTACTAATGAGCAGGATATGCTCACTGATTTCCTTGAGTGGTGGGTACAGAATACACCTGACATCATTACAGGATGGAACTGTAACCTATATGACATACCATATATCTGTAGAAGAATAGAACGTGTCCTTAGTGACAAGCATCAGAGGAGTCTGTCTCCTTGGAACAAGGTTAATATGCGTGAGGTTTACATCCAAGGACGTAAGAACCTTTCGTATGATATAATGGGGGTATCAATATTAGATTACCTTGACTTGTATAGGAAATTCACCTATACTAATCAGGAATCCTATAGACTGGAGCATATTGCTACAGTTGAATTGGGTGAAGGTAAGTTAGATCATTCCCAGTACGAGAACTTTAAAGCGTTCTATACGAATGACTGGGATAAGTTTGTTGAGTACAACATTAAAGACGTTGAACTTGTAGACAGACTTGAGAAGAAGATGAAACTTCTTGAACTAGCTGTCACTATGGCATACGATGCCAAGGTGAACTTCCAAGACGTGTACTCACAGGTTCGTATGTGGGACACTCTTATCTACAACTACTTACAAGAGAGGAAGATCTGTGTCCCGCCGAAGATCGAAACGAAAAAGGATGACAAGTATGCTGGAGCGTATGTCAAGGAGCCGAAACCTGGTTTATATAACTGGGTTGCTAGCTTTGACCTCAACAGCCTCTACCCTCATCTTATTATGCAGTATAATATTTCTCCAGAAACCCTCGCCGAAAGAAGGCACCCCGATGCCTCAGTTGAAGGACTGCTTAATCAAACAGTCGGGATCTCTGGAGATTATTCCGTGTGTGCCAATGGAGCACAATATCGCAGGGACACTCACGGCTTCCTCCCAGAGATGATGCAGAAGATCTACGATGAACGTGTGATCTTTAAGAAGAGGATGTTACAAGCGAAGCAGAAGTATGAAGAAACTGGTGAAACAAAACTTCAAGATGATATTTCTGCATATAATAATATACAGATGGCTCGCAAGATTCAATTGAACAGTGCCTATGGTGCCATTGGCAACCAATACTTCAGGTACTATAGTCTTGCAAACGCTGAGGCAATTACATTGTCTGGTCAAGTCTCGATCCGATGGATTGAGAACAAGATGAACACCTATCTAAACAAAGTACTTAAAACTGAGGACACCGATTATGTTATTGCTTCTGATACCGATTCCATTTATCTTAACTTGGGTCCTCTGGTTAAAGCTGTATTCAAGGACGGAGAGAAAAGCGATAAGGACACTCTTAGGTTCCTTACGAAGGTGTGTGATGTGGAACTTGAAAAGTATATTACGCATTCTTATGAAGAACTGGCAGCCTATGTAAATGCTTATGACCAGAAGATGTTTATGAAGCGAGAGAACATCGCTTCTAAAGGTATCTGGACAGCAAAGAAGAGATATATTCTCAATGTATGGAACAGTGAAGGTGTTCAATACAAGGAGCCCAAACTAAAGGTTATGGGTATTGAGTGTGTTAAGTCATCTACTCCTGGTGCTTGTCGTACTGCAATTAAAGATGCACTCAAGGTTCTTATGAATGGAAATGAATCAGATGTACAAGAATACATTGCTGACTTTAGAAAGAAATTTGAATCGCTTCCTCCTGAAGATATTGCTTTCCCTAGAGGTTGCAATAGTTTGGCTAAGTATAGTGGTTCATCTGGAATTTATGTCAAGGGTACTCCAATCCACGTTCGGGGTGCTCTCCTATATAATTTTCACATTAAGCAAAAGAAATTGTCACATAAGTACCCTCTTATCCAAGAAGGGGAAAAGGTCAAGTTCCTCTATCTCAGGACTCCGAATAGAATAAGTGAGAATGTGGTTAGTTTCTTTCAGACACTACCCAAGGAGTTCGAACTTGACAAATCAATAGACTACGACCTACAATTTGAAAAGAGTTTCCTCGCTCCCTTACAGGTTATACTTGATACAATCAACTGGAAGGCAGAGAAAGTAGCATCCCTAGAAGAATTTTTCCTATGACATCCTCGTTCTTACAAGATATTATCAAGAACATTGATAATGAATATGCATCATTAGCAGACGATGGTATAGCTGCTGGTGATACTAGTGGTTACATTGATACTGGTTCATATATTTTTAATGCACTTGTCAGTGGTAGTATTTTTGGTGGTATCCCTTCCAATAAGATCACTGCACTAGCAGGTGAGTCGAGTACTGGTAAGACATTCTTTACCATCTCGATAATGAAACACTTTCTTGAGACACATCCTGAAGCAGGTGTAGCATTCTTTGAATCAGAAGGTGCTATCAGTAGAGAATTACTTGCTGATCGTGGTGTTGATGTTAAGCGTGTTGTTATCATACCTGTGGTAACCGTACAAGAATTTAGAAAGCAAGCATTGATGGTAGCAGATAACCTATTGAAGGATAAGAATCATCCACCTATGTTATTTGTGCTTGATTCATTAGGAATGCTGTCTACATCTAAGGAGATTGAGGATAGTGAAGCAGGTAAAGAGACTAGAGATATGACTAGAGCACAAGTTGTTAAGTCAATCTTTAGAGTTTTGACTCTGAAATTATCCAAATGTAATATTCCCTTAATAGTTACCAACCATACATATGATGTGGTGGGTGCTTATATGCCTACCAAAGAAATGGGTGGTGGAAGTGGATTAAAATATGCAGCATCAACTATCATATTCCTCAGCAAATCTAAAGAGAAAGATGGTAAAGATGTGATTGGAAATATTATTAAGTGTGAGACAAAGAAGAGTAGGTTCACTAAAGAGAATGCCAAAATCGCAACGAGACTATTTTTTGACGAACGTGGATTGGACCCCTATTACGGACTCCTCGAACTTGGAGAAAAATATGAAGTCTTTAGAAAATCTGGAAACCGTTTCGAGATTGGAGAGGCAAAAGTGTATCCGAAGAACATTCTTGAGAATCCTGAGAAGTATTTCACCCCAGAAATAATGCAAGCACTAGATGAGTGCGCTAAAAAGGAATTTTCATATGGAACTTAGTAAGTTTATTAAAACTTATGATGATGCTGTACCTGAAGAGGTCTGCAAGCACGCTGTTAAACTGTTCAATGAGCAGGATAATAAAGAAGATTGGGACAGGGAAGGTTGTCCCCAATTTACCCAGTTTAATATCACAGAGTTTCTTGATAAGAAAGAAGATCAAGAGAACCGTGGTGACTGGGATATCATACAGTATGCATTGATTCAGTCTGCTCAACTATATGTACAGCAGTATATGGATGAGAATGATTGTAGAAAGTTCTTCCCTGATCGTAGTTCATTAGAACAGTTCAGGATGAAGAAGTATCGTAAAGGTACTGACGATAGGTTTGAGAAGCACGTTGATGTTGCTGATCATATGAGTGCAAAGCGTTTCCTTTGTATGTTCTGGTATCTGAATGACGTTGAGGAAGGTGGTGAGACTGCGTTTGATGGGTTGTCAATCCAACCTAAGCGTGGTAGACTCTTAATATTCCCACCTCTTTGGGTGTTCCCTCACGAGGCGAAGCCAACCATTTCAGATGACAAGTACATCGTAGGAAGTTACTCACACTATGTCTGATTCCATTGAAGGACTGGTCATTAACACTCTAGTCTTCAATAAAGACTACACCAGACAAGTCCTACCACATTTAAAAGCAGAGTACTTTGAGCAGTTTAATAACAGAGTACTCTTTGAAGAACTATCAGAATATATGATCAAGTATGATCAGCTTCCTAGTAAGGAAGCACTGCTTATTGAATCTGAGAATCGTACAGACCTGAATGAAAGTCAATATCAAGAGATTAAGACAGCAATAGATTGTCTTAATGAGGAACCACACGAGTCCAAGTGGTTAGTTGATACTACTGAGAAGTGGTGTCGTGATCGTGCTATTTACATTGCCCTGCTTGAGTCTATTCAGATTGCTGATGGAGATAGTGACTCATCAATGAGTCGTGATGCTATTCCATCTATACTAAGTAATGCGTTGGGTGTGAGTTTTGATAACTCAGTAGGACACGATTATTTTGAATCAGCAGACGACAGATTCGCTTTCTACCACAGACGTGAGGACAAGATACCTTTCGATCTGGAATTCTTCAACCGTATTACAAAGGGTGGACTTCCTAATAAAACTCTCAACGTTGCTCTTGCAGGTACTGGTGTGGGTAAGTCTCTCTTTATGTGTCATTGCGCTGCTAGTAACTTACTCCTCAATAAGAACGTACTCTATATCACGATGGAGATGGCTGAAGAGAAGATTGCTGAACGTATCGACGCTAATCTCTTGAACGTAGACTGTAGGCAGTTAGAGAAACTACCTAAAGTTATGTTTGATAATAAGATAGAGAAGGTAATGAACAAGACTAAGGGTAGATTGATTGTTAAGGAGTATCCAACAGCATCTGCACACGTAGGACACTTTAAAGCACTTCTTCAGGAATTGGCCATAAAGAAGTCCTTCATTCCCGACATAATTTACATAGATTATCTAAATATTTGTGCGAGTTCTAGGTACAAAGGAGCGATAGTTAACTCCTATACTTACGTGAAGGCAATTGCTGAAGAACTAAGAGGGTTAGCAGTCGAATCAGACCTACCTATCATCTCTGCTACACAAACAACGAGGGCTGGATATGGAAACTCAGACGTTGACCTTACTGATACTTCCGAGTCTTTTGGACTTCCTGCTACTGCTGATTTTATGTTCGCGCTTATCTCTTCCGAAGATCTTGAAGCGGAGAATAAAATTATGGTTAAGCAGCTCAAGAACAGATACAATGACCCAACTTCGAACAAAAGGTTCGCACTAGGCATTGACAGAAACAAGATGAGGCTGTATGATTGTGAGGATCAACCAGATATTGTTGATGCCAATCAGACTAAGGAGTCTGTTGAGCCTGGCACTATCCTATCGATCCTCCCAGATACTAAAACAAGTTTCAAAGATTTTAAAGTATGACTGAACCAAACATTGATGTCAATGAGGCTCTGAAGAACCTTAATAAGGTGGAGCTTCCTGACCAAGCTTCTCTGAAGGATCAGATGCCAACTGATATGCAAGAGAATATTGCTAAGACTAAGGTACCTCTTCCAAAGGATCTACCAAAAGGATTTGGTGAACCACCTACTCCTAAAGCAAAGGAAGTTAAAGAACGTCAGCAGAAGAAGCACGATGCTAGGAAACCAGGTGATAAGTTTGAGGTAGACTTAGATAACTATCTTAAGTTTGTTGATCTTGTTACTAGTGAAGAGTCTAAGAACTATGATAAATTAATTGAGAGGTATGAAGATCTCAAGACTGCTGGTTGTAACATTGCTAGGTTAGATACTGCTGCATCAGGTTTAGTTGCTGAGGCAGGTGAGTTTATGGAGATCGTCAAGAAGATGAAGTTCCAAGGCAAACCATACAATGAAGCAAACAAAGAACACTTAATAATTGAGTTAGGTGATGTCCTATGGTATGCTGCTAATGCTTGTATGGCATTGGGTGTACGTATGGAGGAAGTAATTATTCGTAATACAGTTAAACTTGCTGCTAGATATCCTGATGAAGAATTCAGTGTTGAAAAATCCGAAAACCGTGCTGATGGAGACCTTTGAAAACGTGACACTATCTAAAGACTACAGGCTAAGACTACAAATCATAGCCTGTAGTGTCAGACTAAGAAGAGAAGTTAGTCTTGACGATATGAAATGGGCAACTAAATTAGTTGAGCACAACAACCACGCTAGAGGAATATGGGAACGAACGGTCGGCACAGTATGAGCCTCTATAGCACAGCGGTAGTGCAGGGCTTTTGTAAAGCCAAGGTCGGCAGTTCAAATCTGTCTGGAGGCATATGAATTTTATCCACCGTAATGAAGGTGCACTTGAACCACACGAGTGCACCTTTGTCATTAATTATTTTAATCAGAATACCGATGAACAAGTTGAAGGACAACTTGGGTTCGGTGCTAACTCTAGGGTAGATCCTGAGAAGAAATTATGTCAGGAGATGTACCTTAAGTCAGAGAGATTAGTTAATGAGTTTATCTTTACACCTGTTGCTAGGGTACTGAAGGAAACTTGTGAACAATACATTGGACAGTTCCCCTTCATAGATGAACTAGAGAAGTGGTCTATAGCACCTACCTTTAAGATCCAGAAGTACCTACCCAAGCAAGGATACTTTAAAACCCATTGTGAGAATGATGGTGGTATGGATGGGTATGCTGAGAGAAGAATGATTGCTTGGATGATCTATCTTAATGATGTTGTTGATGGTGGAGAGACAGAGTTTCCTCATCAAAAAGAAAAGATTAGACCTACTCGTGGTACGTGTTTATTCTGGCCAGCATACTGGACACA